CGGTAGGATATGAGGACGTTGCTCAATCTGAGCAGGAATCCGACTATACCAGCCACATATTTTTCAAGAAAAACCCCGCTTTTTTGATCATGTACACATGGTTTTTTGATGCCCTTGTGCAAAAGAATGGCATTGTAAAGGCGTGGTATGACGAGGACGAGCGAGTCACCACAGAGACATACTCAGGATTGACGCAGGCACAGCTCTTTTCTCTGCTTGAGGATGACGAGCTTGATCCGGTTGAGCGTTCTGAGAATTTCGACCAGCAGACCGGCGAGACGCTGCATGATATCGTTCTGAAGCGAGTAACTAAAGAGCCTCGTTTTATGGTTGAATGCGTGCCTCCTGAAGAGTACCGAATCTCGGCAGACGCACGCAATCTTGATCCTTCCACAGCTCGCATGGTAGGGCAGGAAAGAGAAATTTCCCGTTCCGACTTGGTTGCGATGGGGTTTGATGAAGACGTGGTAGATAAGCTGCCGTCAGTCGGGCGCAGAGACGATACGGAAGAGAAGACTGCGCGATACGACAAAGAAGACGAAGATACATTTGGGACTAATGACAAGTCTCAACAGCTTGTCAGGGTTCGGGAAGCGTACATAAAATGCGATTACGAAGGCAAGGGACGATCCGAGCTTAGGCAGGTTATGGTTTCGGGAAGCAATGTTCTTTTGAACGAGCCTGCGGATCGTCAGCCGTTCCACGTTCTGTCGCCTCAGCCATTACCGCATAAGCATTTCGGAAGAGCGACCGCGGAAAAGGTAATGGACGTGCAGAAAATCAGCACTACGTTGCTGAGGCAGACGCTTGATAACCTCTATCATACAAACAACCCAGGCCATGCGGTATGGGAGCAGGGAATCAGCGACAATACGCTCGATGATCTGCTGACCCGCAAGATCGGCAGTGTTACTCGGTTTGCTCGCCCGGTGGCGGAGTCTTATTCACCGATGACAGTTCCATTTACCGCCGGGGCAACATTCCCGATGATGGAATATTTCGACAAGGTTAAGCGCGACCGCACAGGGGTTCACTCTGATGCTGAAGGGATGTCACCTGACCAGCTAAAGAACATACAGACGTCAGTAATGGGCCAGTCGATGGACTTGGCCCGCATGAAGATTGAAGCCATTGCGCGGATATTTGCGGAGACTGGCATCAAGTCTCTATTCATGCACCTGCATGAGCTGATACAAAAGCACCAAACAAAGAAACAAATAGTCAGGCTTCGCAATACATGGGTGGAAGTTGATCCTACTTCATGGCGAGACCGTTTTGACGTGACCGTGAATATAGGCTTGGGAATCGGTAGCCGTGAACAGAACAACCTGCACCTTGCTTCAATTAAAGAATTGCAGCAATCCATTGTATCTGGTGGTGGACTCAATCTTCTGGTTACGCCGAAGAACATTTACAACACTGCGTCAGAGTTTGTTAGAAACGCAAACCTCAAAGACCCTGGCTTATTTTTCACTGATCCGGGTGACGCTTTAGCCCCGCCTCCTTCGGATGAATTGCAGCAGCTACAGCAAAAAGAGCAGCAGCTACTTGAGCGACAGCAGATGCTTGACGCGCAATCTCAGGATCTGAAAGGGCGCAAACTGGAGCTTGATTACCAGGCCAGCCTTGCACAGCTTCGTGAGCAGTCAGAAAAGAATCAAGATACAATGACGATAGAGATGGAAAAACTCAGAAACGATTTGCTGGAAATGCGATTGAAGTACGGACAGCCGGTGGACAACAGACCGACACTGTGAGGCGTAGATGGATGAAATGCGATTAAGGCGTGATGCTGAGAGAGGCCCGAGGGCTGAAGCACTGCTCAGTAATGAGTTACTGAAGGAAGCGTTTGATAAGATTGAATTAACGATAATGGATGAATGGAAAAACACCACGTCCGAGGATTCGCAGCGCAGAGAGGACGCATGGCGCTCTTTTAAGTTGCTAAAAGGTTTGCAAGGGTATCTCAGGAAAGTGGTTACTACCGGAGATGCGGCGGCAAAAGAGCTTTTGAAAGTTAAAAACCCGTCAATAATTGAAAGGTTTAAATAATGGATACACCAACCGTTGAAGCAGTAGAACAACCAAAAAAAAGCTGGTCATTGCTGGCGTCCGAGGCATTTGGCAGCAATTACTACGGCGAAGTGACGCAGCCGGAAACCGCCCCGATTGAGAGCGCAGAGCAAGAGCTGGCGACCACTTTCGAGGAAGATGCAGGCGAAGGGCATGGCGAGGTAGAGGGTAGCGCTCAAGAGGCTCAGGAGAGCGCTGAAGAATCTCCCATATCGTCATTCGACGAACTAACCAAACATTACGAATTCGATCCGGCATGGGTTGATACGCTCGAAGTGGACGTAAAGATCAACGGCGAGCCGGGTAAGGCAAAACTGTCTGACCTGAAGGCCAATTACCAGATTAGAGAAGCGGCAGAAGCGCGACTGAAAGAGGCGAAGGAAAAAGCCCGCGCTGAAACGCAAATCATCGCAGAAAGGCGCGATCAGCTTAACGGTCAATATGCCGTTGTTGCAGGGTTAATCGACAAGGTAGAAAAGTCACTGACAAAGGATGAAGTTGCAATTAATTGGGATCAGCTCCGCAACCAAGACCCTGCGGAATGGTCGGCTAAACGCGAAGAATTCAAGCAGCGAAAAGAAGAGATTAACAGATTAAAACAGGATGCGGTCGGTTCATACCAGAACACGATTGCGGCTTCTGAGCACGAAAACAGAGAGCGGCAACAGCAGTATCTTCAGGAACAAGCACAGCAGCTTGTTGAAAAACTGCCGGAGTGGAAAGACCCTTCAACAGCCAAAACCGAAAAAACAGCGGTAGCGGAATATCTGATGAATCAGGGTTTTACACAGGATGACATTTCGACCGCCTCAGATCACAGGATGATCATACTGGCCCGTAAAGCCATGCTGTATGACAAGGGCAGCGATAAAGCTGCGGTCACTCAGAAAAAAGTAATCAAAATTCCTATGGTGTTAAAGCCTGGGAGTCCAAAACCGCAGGAACAAATTAGCCGAGAACAGCGGGATCAAGCAAAGAGCCGTTTGAGAAAAACGGGATCGCTTGAGGACGCACTCGCATTGATGCGCTCAGGGCGCAAAGGATAACGAATCATGGCACAACCAACGAACACCTATAGCACCAACGATATGGCAGGCATCCGCGAAGACCTGTCAGACATTATTTATGATGTATCTCCCACTGACACGCCCTTCCTGTCGATGGCTGGTCGAGCAGAAGCAACAAACACGTACCACGAATGGCAAGTGGATTCGCTTGCTGCCGCTGCCACTAACTACGTGATTGAGGGCGACGACGCAACAACTGATGCGGGCGTTTCCACTACTCGACGCGGCAACTACACGAACATTTCTGACAAGGTGGCGCGAGTCACTGGCACAGCCCGCGCAGTGAACACTGCTGGCCGTGCTGATGAGATGGATTATCAAGTCCTCAAGCGCGCAAAAGAACTGAAGCGCGACATGGAAAAGGTACTGCTAGATAATAATGCTCGCGTGTCTGGCGATGACACTACAGCGCGTGAGTGCGCCGGTGCTCCTGCATGGTTGTTCACTAATACCGATTTCGGTGGTGGTGGCGCAGATGGCGCAGGGGATGGCACTACTGCACGCACAGACGGCACGCAGCGCGCATTCACTGAAGATCAGGTGAAGACCGTCATGCAGCTTTGCTGGGAAGAGGGCGGGATGCCTGACACGTTGATGGTCGGCTCTTTCAATCGCCAGGTCGCTTCCAGCTTTACCGCTGGCAAGTCTGGCTTCCAGAAGGCAGAGGACAGCACGCTTCACGCAACCTATGACGTTTACGAGTCTGACTTCGGGCAACTGAAGATGATTCCTAACCGCTTCATGCGTTCACGCGATGCACTAATCCTTCAGATGGATATGTGGAAAGTGGCGTTCATGCCTGGTCGTAACATGGTCACGACAGACCTTGCAAAGACTGGTGACACGGACCGCAAGCAAATTCTGGCCGAGTACACCCTTGAAGCCTCCAATGAAAAGGCTAATGGCGGCGTTTTCGATTTGACCACTTCTTGATGATTATGCGGCCCTTCGGGGCCGCTAACGGAGAATGAAATGAGCACGTACATTATCGAGAATGAACCGGCGATTAGCGCGCTTGCCGACGGAGATTCGTTTGTTGTCTATGACTTGTCAACAAAAAGCACGCGAGGGGTAACAACCGCGCAGGTTCGCGCACAAATCGCGTCCGGCATTGTAGACGCTACTGCTGCCACGCTAGCAGTAACACAGGCAGCGCATGGCGGCGAGACAATAACCCTTAACCGAGCGGCGGGTATTGCTGTCACGTTGCCGCTGGCTACGGGTACTGGCGCCATCTTTCGCTTTTTTGTGGGAACTACCGTCACAAGCAACTCAACGACTATTAAAGTAGGAACTGCCGCTGAAACCATGCGAGGAAATGCGCTTGTGCTTCAAGACGCTGCAGATACTTTGGTCGGGTTTGAGGCTGGGGCGACGGCTGACACAATCACGCTCAATGGCACTACAACCGGCGGCATAGTTGGCGACTTTGTCGAGCTAATCGACATCGCGGCCAATATGTATTATGTCCGTTGCCTGTTATCTGGCACCGGAACAGAAGCAACCCCTTTTAGTGCCACAGTATCGTAAGGAGATAGAAAATGCCTAATACATACCCAAGAACGCCTCCTGCATCACGCAGGTTTATAACGGCTATCATTGCCGATGTTTCGACTGCCGGACAGATTTATGTATCTCCGGGCTTTCGCGGCAAGATAATCAAAGCATCATCCGCGCTGAATGGCGCGATTACAGGTGCAAACTCAATTCTCACGCTGAAGATTGGTGGCACTGCTGTTACTGGCGGCACCATGACAATCACGCAATCAGGAAGTGCTGCTGGTGACGTGGACGCATGTCTTCCTACGGCTTTGGCGACGTTTGCCACCGACCAGGCAATTGAGATAGAGACAGACGGCGGATCTACCGGCACTATTGCGGTAACGATTACGCTGGAAGTGGAGCCTGTGTAATGAAAACGCTGATGGGGGCCGAGTCTTCAAACGGGGTTATTGAGCGTCACTGGATGCACGAAGACGGCGGCAGGAAATTGCTGACCATTGAGCGCATTCAGGATGTTGAGCCTATTTTGAAGAAGAACCGAAAGGAATTCAACTCGGCGTCCAAAAGCTACGGCAGGAGTGAGATGCAGAAAGTTGCATCCATTCCGGCAGTTATTCTTGAAAACGCCTGCAAGCTGCACTCGATAAAGTTTGCTGAATTGATGGCGTGCAAGACAGAGAAGGCCAAGTCTATATGGAATGAGCTGCTAAACGGCAGGGATTTTACGGCATTCAGAACCAAGCCTGGAGTGGTAAAAGTTCATGGCAATTAGCACTTATGCAGAATTAAAGACTGAAATTGCCGATCACCTTGATCGTGATGACCTTACGACTAAGATTGATACATTTATCGACTTGGCAGAGGCACGGCATCGGCGCGATATTCGTATCAGGGAGATGATTACCCGCGAGGCGATTACTGTTGACGCGAGGTATGAGAGCTTTCCGACAGGATTGCTTGAGGTGATTACGTTTCGCCTTCTGACTGACCCGGTGACAAAACTTTCCTATGTTACCCCGGAGCAGATGGGCGACTACAGGAAAGAGGAAAGCGGCAAACCGGAGCTTTTCACCATTCACGCGCAGTTTGAGTTCAATAAAGTTCCTGACGCATCCTACAGCGGCGAGATTCTATTTCATAAAGCACTAACGGCACTTTCTGATTCAAACACAATAAATTCTCTATTGACCAGGGCGCCTGATGCTTATCTATACGGCGCGCTTGTCGCTTCCGCCCCTTACCTGCTGAATGATGAACGTATCGAAACATGGGCGTCATTGTACAAATCTGCCGTTGACGGGCTTGCCATTGCCCGCAGGCAAGAAAGAAGCTCAGGCGTTCTAGTTTCAAGGGTTCGCGGTTCTACTCCTTAAAGGTGTGAAATGCCTGTAATCAATTTTATTGAATGGACGCCTGATGATGCAGACCTTGGAAGCTCCGGGGCCGTCGTTGTCAAGAATGCCTTGCCTGGCAGGTTAGGTTATAAGCCTTTCAACTCTCTGAGTGTTATCACTAGCGCGCTGGCTACTCGCCCGCTAGGTGCGATTGAGGCTTACGACATTACAAATACCTCGTATCAATACGTCGGCATTGCAGCGGCAATCTATGAGCTTAACGAGCTGTATTTAACTTGGACTGATAAAACAAATACAAGTGGTGCATACGCTACGGGAACGGGCGAGGCGTGGGAGTTTGTTCGATGGGAAAACAAGGTTCTTGGTGTAAATTTTACAGACGATCCTCAGCAAATCACAATGGGAGGCGCCAACTTTACCGACCTTTCGACTGACTACCGGGCGCGGCATATTGCTGTAGTTCGTGATTTCGTGGTGGTCGGTAACACGTATGATTCCACCGACGGAAACCGGCCAAACCGCGTTAGATGGTCTGGGATTGGCGACGAAACGACATGGACGGTATCAGCGTCAACGCTGTCAGACTTCCGCGACCTTCCGACTGGCGGGCCGATTCAAAAGATACTCGGCGGCGAGATTGGCATTATTGTCAGTCAGCGCGGTGTATCGAGAATGTCATTCATCGGCGCCCCTGTTGTGTTTCAGATTGATGAGGTTCTGCCGGAGATTGGCGCCATTTGTCCGGGGTGCGTGACGCAGCTTGGGGACAATGTTTACTTTATTAGTGAGCAGGGATTCGTTGAGCTGACTGGCGGCGGCACTGGCGTCAACTACATTGGTGCAGGAAAAGTGGATCAATTCTTTTTTGATGATCTTGATCTCGAATACATTTCGAGAATGTCGTGCATTGCCGACCCAACCGGAAACCGTATTGTATGGGCTTACCCTGGGGCTGGAAATACTTCAGGCCGACCAAATAAATTGATTATATACGACCGTACATTTTTGAAGTGGACGCTGATTGACGAAGATGTGGAGCTTTTGCTTAGGGCAAAGGGCATTGGGTTTACGTTAGATGAATTGGATTCCATTGGCTACCCTGATATAGATTTGATGACTGTATCTTTAGATTCTCCGCTATTCAAGCAGTCGGCTTCGCAGCTTTCGGCTTTTGATGAGGATTTCAAGTTAGGATTTTTCCGGGGGCTGTACAAGACGGCCACGATTGAGACGCGAGAAAGCGAGATATTCGCGGGGGCAAATGCCCAGGTTAATGCGTTTCGCCCGCTTGTAGACTTGGGTACGGTCACAGCGGAAGTGGGAAGGCGCGACAGATTAACAGATCCGGTGACATATGGAACGTCGATTAGCCAGTCATCTAGCGGCAAGTTCAATACCCGCTCAAATGCCCGGTATCATCGCTTTAGGCTGACAATTTCAGGCAATGAATGGGTGGACGCGCTTGGCGTTCAGATTGACCCGCAGGATGTTCGCAGGAGCAATGGACGTGCCTGACGTAAAATCGAGACCTAATGTCCCGACAAGTATGCTTAATGAAAAGGAGCATCGGAGGCAGCTTGCAGAACAGGCTAATGCCGCTATTCCAGTTCTGAGGGATTTCACTCCGGTATTAAAGTTCGGCGGCGCTACCACTGGGATTACCTATTCTGCGCAGCTAGGACGAACGGTCACTTATGCGGGCGTTGTGCATGAAGCATGGATAGATATCGACCTGACAAGCAAGGGAAGTGCGACGGGTAGCGCAACCGTTACGGGATTGCTAGAAACTAACAATAGCGGCGTTGTGGCGTGCTCT